ATTGATTGGCAAGCTGTGTGGGATCATCAACTTCGGTATGATTTCAGCACCATTGAAACTAACAACGGTACATTCTTCTTTCACAACTACTGATGACCAACTATAAAAAGGAAGCAGTCGAGTACTGTCTTAACACGTTTAACTTTGAACGTGTCCATAAGGTGATGGACCACATTGAGTGGAAATGGACAACTCGTGATGGATTTAAGGTACCAACCATTGTTCAATTAGTTCTATCTGCCCAGAAGCGTCTCAATGATGCTTGGGATGAGCGAACGACTATTGAAAGTGGAGGACTACGTGCTGTCTATGTCCAAGCTGATATGGATGAGGACGGTGTACTACAACCTCCGGGTCTTGAGCTTCTATTCATTCTCACTCAAACACAATCTTACTAAATACTGATTCACACTCATGACGACTGCTTCACCTGCCTACACTTCTTATGGCTATCCTATTGAGTATGAGCCTATGTATCATGTAAGTGCACTGATGTGGTTCAATATCGCTAAGTGTGCGAGAGAACGTATGACTGAGTACTGTCATGACATCCATCGATGGCGTGGTGAGCGTAGATCATTCTATAGCTCACTGTCTAAAATGAATATTGACACCAAGGAGTTATTGGATGACTGATGCTTATGTACATGACACCTACGTTAAAGTTCCTACCTTTCCTGATGAGTTCAAGCCGTTGCTTAAGGTACTTAACCTTGCACTAATGTGTAAAGAAGTAACTGAATGTATCTCTCAGTCAGAGCTACAAAAGATCTACGGTTGGAAGGATGACTTTGCCTCACTTGCATTGGAGCATAACGAATGACGGATGAGGAGTACATGCAACAGCTCATCAAAGAATACAAACTTATTGATGATGATCCTGATGTAGAGGATGACTTCTTTGACATGATTAACTTATTGGAAGAATTTGAATGACTGAATCCAACATCATCCTTGCTGTGATTGGTATGATTGGATTGTTTGCTACAGCTACAATCTACCAACGTGCTAATCGTATTACTTCCCGTTACTATAAGGGTAAATGAAGCCTAACTACTACCACATCATTGATCGCTGTATTGATGAGGGTATTCAGTCTGCTCTCAACAATAGTGATGACATACCAGATCGTCAAGATGTAATTGATCGGCTTACTGAGAAGATAAGCATCGAGATCTGGTGTCAACTTGATATGTACTTTAACTTCGAGGAATGATGAAACTCTCCACCAACTACACCATCTACGCCAAGATCGCCCATGTCAGTTATTTCAATAACGATGAGTCCTTCACATTCTTTACTGAAGATGACGAACAGATTGAAATCTATGGTGTCGAGAGAGATGATATGATTCGTCTTGCACGTAACTATTTGGTAGTGGATCTTGCTAAGAATACATTACGCACTAAGTTAACTGATCAGGAGGTCTCCTCACTAATGGAAATCAAGGACGCACTCAATTCGTACCTAGCTTAATTCACAATCACCATGTACGCAGTTCTTCAAGGAGATGAGGTCGTTGATTACTTCCGTGATAAAGATGAGGCTGAGTATGTTGCCTGGAGTCAGTTTGAACTAGGCTATACCGAAGGTCTTTATGTTGTAGAAATCATCAGCAAGTACGACTAATTATGTACACAACTTACAAAGGTCTTCGTGAGTACGAAGTAACACTTAGTTCAGGTGTATGGTATCTACTTGCACCCGACTCTGAGCAAGCCGCATGGAATGCTAATGAGTTGTCCCATGAACGTAATGACAAACTACTTAATGTGAGGCAAGTCGATGAGTGGTAAGAAGAAGAGCAAGCCATACTTCCCCAACAACTGGGAGGAGTACAAAAACTTAGATGATGAGCACTTCATTCCTCATACGTTTGAGGAGATCATGGCATGGAAGATAGGGGGATGGGAGCTACCTAGTTCTGTCCGTTGTATCATTCGTGTTACTGACCTAAAGACTCGTAAGGTTACTGAGCATGTGTATCAACGTTCTGCTTCAGCCCAAGCTAAAGTAAACCAGTTGATCGAGACACCAGACATTGAGTTTGTTGTTGCTGATCATGAAGAAATCCACTACGTTACCCAAGCCAATGAAGACTGAGACTTTTAACCGTCGTCTTGTACAACTGACCAAAGAGGTTGAGAATCATCCTCAGCGTGACGAATTGATCAAGCTAATCACTGAACAGCTCCTTGATGATAATGCCTGATGCCAACACCTGCACAGATCGAAGAACAGTATCAGTTAGAGCGTGAGGCAGTACGTCAAGGTCTTGCTAAGTTACGTGATAACACACGTCGATTAGAGGAACGTTCGTATGCCTCTGCTAGTGTCTATGGTATCTCATCCATCGAAGCATTACTACCTCTTGTGGTAGAGAAGATTGCTGACACTAGACTTAGGATTGCTAAGAACAACAATGGTCCTACATTCAAGGAGATTGCCTCGTATGTGTTAGGACTTGAGGACTTAGCATTAGCTTCTATTGGATGTAAACTTACCTTCGATAAGGTATTCTCATTTAAAGAGCAGGATACATTACTATCTGAGGTATGTTCTGCTATTGGTTCAGCTGTTGAGTCTGAATGTCAACTCAGGCACTACGAAACTACAGCACCTGGTCTCTTTGCTACACTCAAGGAGAACTATTGGCATAGGTCATGTGGTACGCAGCAAAAAGTCACACTCATCCAGGTGTTGATGAAGCGGTATGACATTGAGCAATGGAAAACATGGCCACGTGATGTACGTGCTAAGATCGGTGCATGGCTGCTTGATTGTATCATGCAGGTTAGTGGTTGGTTTGCTAAGGACTTACGTCAACAAGGCAAGTCTCGTGTAACGTATGTAATCCCAACACCTGAGTTCCTTACAGTTAAGGATGAGGTGATGAAGACTGCTGAACTGTTTGCTCCATTAGCATGGCCAATGCTGATCGAACCTAATGATTGGACCGATCAACGTCCAGGTGGTTACCTACTGAATGAGGTAATGCGAGGCCATAAAATGGTCCGCCGAGCTGACTCACCATGTATACAGGGGGAGATACCATTCAACTTCCTGAACAAGCTGCAACGAGTAGCCTATACATTGAATCCATTCATTGTGGGAGTTGCAGAAGAACTTGAGAGGAGGAGTGTTAAGGTAGGTAAGTTTGTTCCTATTATTGAACTACCCCTCCCTAATAAACCTGTAGATATTGCTGAGAACTATGATGCCCGTAAGGATTATCGTAGGAGAGCAGCAGAGATAATGAATCAGAATGCAGCTGCATTTCGTAGGTCATGTCGTACACGTATGACTATGGAATCAGTAGCACGATTTAAGGACGCTGAGCGGTGGTACTTACCCTGGTCTTTTGACTATAGGGGGAGAGCTTATCCAATTCCAGCATTCCTAACACCACAAGATACAGACTTTGGTAAGAGTCTGATTAAATTTGCAGATGGAGCGTTTATGACTCCTGATGCAGAGGATTGGTTAGCATTTCAAGTAGCTACTACATGGGGTCTAGATAAAGCTCCTATGTCTGAGAGGATGGAGTGGGTCAAGGACAATCACACTCATATCACCAGAGTTGCTACTGATCCCCTTGGTAACATTGGGGAGTGGGAAGGAGCAGAAGAACCGTGGCAATTCCTTGCAGCTTGTGAGGAGTACTATCATTGCGTCTTAGTTGCCGATAGGCAATTCACGTCTTTGATGGTTGCCACAGATGCAACTTGCTCTGGACTACAGATCCTAGCTGGATTGGCTCGTGATGCCTCCACAGCACGCCTTGTGAACGTATTACCTAGCGATGCCCCACAAGATGCTTACAAGGTCGTTGCAGAGGCTGCTAAGCCCCAATGCCCAGCTTCTATCCAACCATACATGGATAGGAAGACGGTCAAACGGGTAGTCATGACCGTTCCTTATAATGCTAAACCATTCTCCAATAGGGGTTACATTCGTGAAGCTCTAAAGGAGAAGGGAGTAGAGGTTAGTAAAGAAGACCTCACTGCTACAGTCAAAGCGGTAAGGGATGCAATGAATGTCATTGTTCCTGGTCCCATGGCTGTGATGAAGTGGATTGAAGATGAGGTTCGTAATGCCCTAAGTAGGGGCGTTACTGAGCTAACATGGACAACACCTTCTGGCTTTGTAGTCAAACAAAAGATTATGAAGAAGGAGGTTGAGAAGATTCAGCTACAGGTATTGGGTCTCACTAAGATGTCTATTAGTGTTGGTGATTCCGATGTGGTAGACTCTAATAGACACAAGGCTGCAACTGCACCTAATCTGATTCACTCCTTAGATGGTAGTCTCCTACATTTATCGTCTCTTAACTTCAATGCGCCTCTTGCTCTCATCCATGACAGTGTTCTATGTAGGGCTACTGATATGTCTCAGTTATCCACTGTGGTACGCGAGACCTACATGCACCTCTTTGCAGAACACGATTACTTGCGAGACTTTGCCAAACAAATAGGGGCAGAGTCTGAACCACCGATCATTGGAGACCTTGAACCGGAATCCGTGATTGAATCCACCTACTTTTTCTGTTAATGGCACAAACTATTCACGTTACTCAGCAACCTGTTGTTCTCGAAGGCTATCAAGCCATCCTTAAACCTTCTAAGTTTGGTTATTCACTGTCTGCAGTGGTTGACTCTGAGTTGGTTGATCGGTTGACTGAGGATCGTACTGAGTCCCTTAAATGGGCAGAGACTAAACTGAAGAACCCTAAGCGTTCTACTCTCAAGCCTGAACCTTGGGAGGAAGTAGCAGAGGGTAAGTACAAAGTTAAGTTCAGTTGGAATGAGGAGACACGTCCTCCTGTTGTAGATAGTGAGGGTACAGCCATCACTAACAATGATCTACCTGTCTATAGTGGATCTACCGTTAAGCTTGCCTTCAAGCAAAAACCTTATGTCCTACGTGATGGTGTAACCTATGGTACCAGTCTCAAACTTGCGGGAATCCAGATTGTCTCGATCAACGGTTCTGCTGGTATTGATGCAGGCAACCTTGGTGAAACTGAAGTGGCAGCTCTCTTTGGCCAAACTAAAGGCTTCAAGGCTAGTGAAGTTACTGCAGCTCCTGCTGAAGAACCTGACGTAGAGGAAGACGACTTCTGATGGCTTTTAGGTCGGGGCTGGAAGAGAAGGTTGCCGACCTACTCACTAACCTTGGTGTCTCTTACGAATACGAGAGCACTAAAGTCCCCTACATCATTCACTATAATTACACCCCAGACTTCTTACTTCCCAATGGTATCCGCCTAGAGACGAAGGGGTTATGGGAACCAGAGGACCGCCGTAAGATTAAGGCAGTCAAAGAGCAACACCCTGACTTAGACCTACGTATGGTATTTCAAGCACCATACAATAAGATCAGTAAGGGTTCTAAAACCACCTATGCCAAGTGGTGTGATAAACATAACATCCCTTGGTGTTCTTTCCACTCCATCCCAATCGAATGGCTTACCTGAACTACGGCACAGCTGACTTTTACGCAGAGATGTTTAGTGATCTACTTGCTGATGTAGACGCCACATCTCCTGACACAACGAAGAACCTAATCGAAGGGTTCTACCGAGCAATTGATTCCTGGTTCGAGTATCACGATGAGCAAGCACGAGCTTATGCAGACATCCGAAAGCGAGTTCGTGAGGCACTTACCGTGTGACACGTGTGGATCATCAGATGCAAACAGCTTGTACTCTGATGGTCACACCTTTTGTTTCTCGTGTAATACTTACGGACATACGGAAGAACTTGTTCACACTCATAGAATGTCATCACATGTCCAACTCAAAGGAGAGCCGCAGCGCCTCGTCAAACGAGGAATCTCTGAAAAGGTCTGCCAACAATACCGAATCTACAAAGACGGAGACGTTTTACGGTTCCATTATTTCGACGATGCTGGAATCCTTAAAGGATGTAAAGTAAAGACAAAGGCAAAGGTATTCAGTTATGAAGGAGAAACCCCTGGAACCCTCTTTGGACAACATTTGTTTCCCTCCACTGGAAAACGAGTCGTTATCACTGAAGGGGAACTCGATGCAGCTTCGTGTAGTGAGGTTATGCCGGGGTGGCCGATGGTATCTTTACCTAGCGGTGCCGCAGCGGCCAGAAAGTCGATACAGCGGGCTATCCCCTGGCTCCAGGGTTACGAGGAGATTGTCCTGTTCTTCGACAATGACGAGGCAGGCCGTAAGGCAACGGAGGAGGCAGCAGGCGTATTACCACCTGGCAAGTGCAAGATTGCATCGCTCCAAGGTGATTACAAAGATGCGTCAGACGCCCTCATTGCCAATGACCCTGAAGCGATTCGTCGCGCTATTTGGGACGCAAAACCTTACCGTCCAGATGGGATCGTCGATGGGAAGTCACTCCTTGAACTTGTAACTACACCGACTCCACCATCAGATTATGACTACCCCTTTGCAGGACTCAACGATAAACTTCATGGAATTAGACTTGGAGAACTCATTACCATTACTGCAGGCAGTGGAATTGGGAAAAGCTCCGTGTGTCGTGAACTTGCGACTCACTTACTTTCCAAAGGTGAACGGGTCGGGTACTTGGCGCTTGAGGAAAGCAACCGTAGAACAGCTCTTGGACTGATGTCCGCAGCAGTTGGTAAGTCTCTACACCTCGGTGAGCATGATCGCAGTACACTTGTTGATGCATACGACAAGACACTTGCTAACTGGAACCTGTTTCTATTCGATGGCTTCGGTTCCTTTGATCCCGACTTGATCTACAATCGTATTGAGTACCTTGCAACAGGTCTTGATACTCGTGTCATTTTTCTTGACCACCTCTCCATCTTGTTGAGTGGTCTTGATGGCGATGAGCGACGAATGATCGATACAACCATGACTAAGCTGCGTTCTCTAGTGGAGCGTACAGGCATTGCAATGTTCCTCGTCTCCCACCTCAGGCGTACTACACAAGATAAGAACCATGAAGAGGGAGCACGTGTTACACTTGGACAGTTGCGCGGAAGTGCAGCAATTGCACAGCTTAGTGACGGAGTTATTGCACTCGAACGCGATCAGCAGAGTTCAGGCAAACAGTCTGATACAACTGTTAGAGTCCTCAAGAATCGCTATTCAGGCGAAGTTGGTGTTGCTTGCCGACTGACCTACGATCTATCCACCTGTAAATTCAATGAAAGCACAGCAACCGACGACGACTTCGACCCAACAACAGACTTTTGAATACAGCCGAGTACTTCAGTTCTCTACTGGTGAGGTTAGCTATCGACGCCTGGCACCTGATGGTTATCCTCTTTACATTGATTCCAACAATGATCCCTACGCCTATTTGAAGCGTCCTAATCCTCCTACCCCTGAAGCTGTATCCCGAGCACAATTTGTAGACAAGACTTATGTCTGGAAGGAACCTGGCAAGGAGGCTAAACCTACTTGAACTATTCATCTTTCTTACTAACTTATTCATTGTCGCCGGTGTAATCCGGCATTGGAATGACGCTTATCTTTGACGTAGAAACAAACGGACTCTTTAATGATGTTACCCGCATCCACTGTCTCGGCATCTATGATACGGAAGTTGACCAGATGCTCGTATACAATGACGAAGGTGATACGGAACCTCTTACTCGTGGCATCCAACGCCTTGAAGACGCAGCTGAAATTGTGGGTCATAACATTATCAACTATGATATTCCTGTTATCCGTAAGCTCTATCCTTGGTTTACAGGCGTGGGTAGGGTTCTGGATACTTTGGTTCTCAGCCGTATATGTCATCCTGATATATTAAACACTGACAAGAAACGTAAATGGAAAAACATGCCTCCTGTGATGTATGGTCGGCATAGTCTGGAGTCTTATGGGTACCGCCTCGGTGAGTACAAAGGTGACTTCGGAAAGGATGCAGACTGGAAAGAGTGGTCGCAAGAGATGCAAGACTACATGGTACAAGATGTTGTTGTTACTACGAAACTTTGGAAACACTTTCAACCGTACCTGAATGGATCACGTTAGAACATCAGGTTGCACAAATACTTACTGATCAGGAATTATATGGATGGTACTTTGATGAGAATGCTGCATGGAAACTTGCACAAACTCTCTATACCGAGCTTGATGATCTTAAAGGTGTACTATGCAAGCGGTATCCTTACGTCGCAGGACGCGAGTTTACTCCGAAAAGAGTTAACCGATCACTCGGATACGTTGCCGGAGCACCATGTACTAAGCTCGTGGAATTCTCTCCAACCAGTAGAGACCACATCGCATGGGTAATGACCAACCTACACGGTTGGGTACCGGATAAACAAACGAAAGCTGGTAAGACAGCTATTGATGAGACAGTACTCAAGGATATAGGCACAGAGGAATCTCTGCAGTTCTTTCGTTGCCTTGAGTTAACCAAGCACCTTGGTATGTTATCTGAGGGTAACAATGCTTGGCTTAAACTTGTCAGAAACAACCGAGTACACCACCACTGTTCTGTAGCCACGAATACTTTTCGATGTGCTCACAGACGTCCAAACCTCGCACAGGTACCAAGTGATCTTGAATTTAGAAAACTATTTTGTGCTAGCCCTGGGTATGTCATGGTTGGCGCTGATCTCGCAGGCATTGAACTTAGAATGCTCGCACACTATCTGGCTCGATATGATGGAGGCCGGTACGGAGACGTACTTCTCAACGGTGACATACACCAAGAGAACGCCGACAAGATTGGTATCAGTCGCCGTCTAGTTAAGACTGTAACGTATGCCTTTTTGTATGGGGCAGGTGATAAGAAAATCGGCCTAAGTTATGACCCACAACTATCTGACAAAGATGCAACTACCAAGGGTAAAGAGATCCGTCAAGCTTACATGGATGCAATTCCAGGACTTGAGAAACTGGTTACTGCGGTTAAGTCCAAGGCAGAATCTGGTTACATACAGTTGTGTGACGGTCGCCGCTGTCCTGTTGATGGTAGCCACAAAGCCCTTAACTACCTACTCCAAGGGAGCGCGGGTAGCGTAGCAAAGCAGTGGATGGTTCACACTCATAATGTAATCAAGCTCAATGAAATAGAGGCTCATCAATTAGCCTTTGTACACGACGAACTACAATTTGAATGCCCACCAGAATATGCCGACACGCTTAGATCGGCTCTTGAAATATCCTCTCTCACCGCTGGAGAGAGCTATGGTCTTAGAATCCCTATTGCAGCCGAATCTAAATTCGGACAAACCTGGGCAGATGTCCACTAATCCACCACAATATAATGGCAGTAAAATCCAAGACAGCACTGGGACGTGTTGAATTCCAATCCCGTGCTAAATACAAACACACCCGTCAAGGTAATGGCACTCGTAGTCTTCCTTCGCATGGGCGGAAGCTCAAGCGGGGACAAGGTAAATGAATCTCCTAATTGATGCTGATTACATTGTTTATAAATGCTGTGCAGCTACTGAAACTGAAATAGATTGGGGAGAGGATGTAATCCTTGTTACCTCTAAATTCAGTGAAGCCTACCAATACGTAGAGCAAGAGCTAGCTAACATTGCTAATGACCTAGGACACTTTGACAATTCTATTCTTTTCTTTTCTGATTCTATTAACTTTCGTAAACTGGTCGATCCTAACTATAAAGGACATCGAAACAGAAAGAAGCCGTGTGGATACAAAAGAGTCATCAATTCGCTCAAGAAAGAGTACCAAGTTATTGTAATGCCTCAGCTTGAGGCTGATGATGCTCTTGGTATTTACGCCACCAAAGAACCTGGTCACATTATCTGCAGTCCTGATAAAGATATGAGGCAGATACCTGGTGACCTATATGACTTCAGTGATGGTGTTGTAACAATCACTAAAGAAGAAGGAGATCGTTGGCATCTCATCCAAACAATGGCTGGTGATCAAACTGATGGGTATGCTGGTGTACCTACTATCGGTATTAAGAGGGCAGACGCTTTACTTACTGATAGAGGTGCTACCTGGCAGACTGTATTAGAGACCTTCCTTGAAAAGGGTCTCACTGAAGAGGATGCGCTACGTAATGCACGCCTCGCAAAGATCCTACAATGTGAAGATTATGATTTCACCAATCAAGAACCAAGACTTTGGTCTCCCAGCTCCGATTGTTGAACTAACAATGGAGCAACAATTCAAGATGAAGCAGATTGAGGATGCCCTCAACAACTCAAAGGGTGAGGTAGACGCTATCATTACACTCTTCCTCGCCCTACAAAAGCAGTGCTTTGTTCTGGGCAACTCTCTATCCAACCTAGTACAGAAATGGCCAACTCCAATACCACAGGTCCTGACTACTACCGACGAGGATCAATCCAAGTCTGGGATTTCATTCGGGATCAAGAGCTGAGCTTCCACCTCGGCAATGCAATTAAATACATCTGCAGAGCTGGTCATAAAGACAGCAAGCGTGATGATCTTCGTAAAGCAATCCACTACCTTCAAAACGAACTAGAAAATGACATCCTCCACCCGTCAGCAGCAAGCCGTAGAATTCCGGAAAAGTTTCCAGGTGAACAACAGTACTACGCCAGCTTCACGGACATTGCAGAGGCGTTTGATCGTTGAGGAGTTCAAAGAGTTCCTTGACTCTGAGAATCAGCTGATCATGGGTCTTACCATTAACTCCGCTGACTGTCTAAAAGAACTAGCTGATCTGGTTTATGTGTGCTACCAATATGCTGCTAATCTTGGATGGGATCTAGATGAAGCTCTTGATCGTGTTCATAAAAGTAACCTATCTAAACTAGACGACAACGGTAATCCTATCTACCGTGAAGATGGGAAGGTCCTGAAGGGACCAAACTATCAACCACCAACCCTTACTGATCTTGTATGACTGAGGAGCAGCAGTCAGTGTTAGAGGCTGTGTACGATTTAATGTCTGGCGGTCTTGACGCTAGAGAGCAGTACTTCTGCTTCAAGATTATCTACGATTACGTTAAAAACAATCCTCCTAGTAAAAATGTCGAAACCACCTAAAGAACTTATTGCACGTACTGGACGTGTACAATCTTGGATTGATGATCCTAACTCACGACTTCCTGTGTCGTGTACCGTATTTGTTGTAGAGGACACCATGGAGGGTCCAAATGGAATCGAAGCTTCGTGGCGATTCGTTAGTCATGCTCTACGCTATGGAGCGGGCGTTGCAGTACACCTCTCCAAGATTCGTAGCAAAGGATCTGAGAATGGCAAGGGTCTTGTGGCATCTGGGCCAGTATCATTTGCCAAGATCTACTCAACCCTCAATGAAATCCTGAGACGCGGTGGCGTCTATAAGAATGGAGCTGTTGTATGCCATCTTGATCTCAACCATCCTGATGTGCTTGAGTTCATTACTGCTAGTCGCAGTGAGCTGCCTTGGGTTAAACGCTGTGTCAACATCAATGATCATTGGTGGAAAGAAGCTAGCCAAGAGGCTAAAGACGCCCTCCTTGAAGGCATCAAGAAGGGTGATATCTGGCTCAATAAAACAAAGGTAGATAAAAATGGAAATCGAATCCGAGGTAACGTTTGCCTGGAAGTATACCTCCCAAGTAGAGGGACCTGTCTACTTCAACATGTCAACCTCGGCGGATGTGAACTCGATGACATTCAAGGTGCATTTGTCCAAGGAATGTCCGAACTGTGTAAACTACACAGCAAAACAAATGTTGGAGAAAGCGGAGAGTACCTCCCTTCAGAGACTGATCGCCAAGTCGGTCTCGGAATGTTGGGACTTGCCAACCTACTCCGACGTTATGAAATAACTTACCAAGCTTTTGGTAAGGCACTCACTTATCTGAATAGTGGTATCACTACAGCTGAAGCTGACGGTGCATACGTGCTCGCTAAGGAGCTTCAGAGCGCCATTAAGGCGGCTGCAGAGGTGGCTAAGTACAACCGCATGGACCGTGCCTTTGCCATCGCTCCTACGGCCTCCTGCAGCTACCGTTACACTGATCTTGATGGGTACACAACCTGTCCTGAGATCGCTCCTCCTATTGCCCGTCAAGTAGACCGTGACAGCGGTACCTTTGGTGTCCAGAGCTTCGATTATGGTGATGTAGAAATCGCTTCTGAAGTTGGCTGGGAGGCTTATAGTCAAGTGGTAGATGGTATCATCACCCTACTTGATAAGACCGGCTTGTTGCATGGTTACTCATTCAACAGTTGGTCAGATGTGGTTACCTATGATGAGCAATTCATCGAAGATTGGTTAGCAAGTCCACAGACTTCTCTTTACTACTCACTTCAGGTAATGGGTGACGTTCAAGACAAGTCTAGTGCTTATGCTGCATTGGATGAGGATGACGTTAGCAGCTACCTGGAGTCACTTCTAAATGATCCGGTGGGCGTAAGTCCGCCACTTGCTCCTGATTGTAATTGCGGCGAATGAACCCCTATCAAAAACTACTTAATCGTAAACGTACATGGACTCCGGTCCAAACCACTGCTGGTAAACTGAATGAAGGTGCTGAGGAAACAATCTACCGGGCACTCGCTATCCGACACATGGAGCTACCTGTGGGTGAGTTTATCCGAGATGCCATTGCCACTGATGTTCCAGTTCTGGCGAGGGACCTCCTCCAATCTAATATCAAAGACGAAGAAAACCACGACTTGGCTCTTGGTTATGTCGCCAATGCTCTTGGTACTGATCCGAAAGCTGAGGCCGAAGCACTTAAGCTCCGAGAGGCGTGGACTTCGCATCCAGATCACACGATCCTTAAAGCATTGGTTGCCGAACGTGCAATTTTCTTCGTTCTACTCCCATTCTTTCGGTTTAATGGTGACGCTGGTCTCCGAACAGTAAGTGCTGACATCTCACGTGATGAACAAGTCCATGTTGCAGCAAATAGCTTGGTATGTAGTGAGCTTGGTCTCAATTGGAGTCCTTCTCTCGATAAGCTCAGGAAGGCAACCATTAATTGGGTTCTTGAACCACTAGGTAGAAATACTTCCTCTAAATATCTTGACAAAAATTTTTGGCTGGATGCTAGTGATCGCTTGATGTACGAGGGTAAGGCACCTGAACTTTCTGACACCAAGAGAGCACGTATGCCTGCCTTCTTTGAACATGCAAACCCCAACCTACCTCAATATGCTTGAGACCCATGGTCTCCAGCTTCAAACTCTCCTCCAACAATTGGATGAGAACTTCCCACCAGCTAATCCCCACCCGGATGATCCACACTCATTAATTATGTACCGCTCTGGCCAACGTTCTGTGGTAGAGTGGATTCAATACCAACTCAGCGAAGAGAACAATGGCACCTAACAATCAACAACAACAAGCTCAGCAACAAGCTAGGCAACAAGCTAGGAGAGCTGTTAGACAAGCAACAGCATCCGGTCAGGCTGTAACAAGGCAGCAAACACAAGCACTTCGGCAAGCTGGTGTTAACCCATCTAACATCCAGAACTTGTTATCAGCTAACCGTGCTGCTGTATCCACTGCTCAACAAGCTGCAACTCAACAACAAGATGCTACAGCCGCCCGTCAAGCGATGGATCCGACTGTAGCAAGTGCGATGCAGACACAAGCTAATCAGGGACTGAAGATTGGACAACAGTTCTACGATTCACCTGAGTTCCAACAAGCTCTCGGTACGACTGGCCTGACACCTCAGCAAGTTGCTCAATATGCAATGAGCCAAGGTTATGGTCTTGGTGATCAATTCCAACAACAGTACGGTACTACTGTTGGTCAACGTCTTAACATCAAAGATGCTAAAAACCTAGCTCAAGCTCTGCGTATTGCAGGTGCTAGAGGGCGTAATGATTTGGTGAACCGCAAAGAACTTAAGCAGCTTACAAGTCAGTTCGATAAGACGGGTCTTCAAATCTTAGGTCGTCTTGATCAGCTAAACGAAAACACTGCTGGGAAAGGTAGAAATCCTATTGGTGTTAAGAGCAACACTTACAACCAGATCTTTGGTGGTAAGTTTGGTGGTATACAAGGGATGGATCAATATGATAGATATATGGGTAAGTACCAAGGTCCTCTTGCTCAGAACTTATTTGCAATGGGTGATACTCGCAGATCAGGTGGCAAAAGTGCGCCTAGTACATTAATCCCTGGTACAGGTAAGATGCCTAGAGGGTTCGGTGTTTACGGTCGGTATAATGATCAACCGATCTTCGCTCAGGGTACGGGTAAAAGCTGGGCTGACACTAGATTTGGTCAACCACAGACTACCACTTACACACCATTCTACACACCACCTGAAGGTGATGGAGGTGGTGAAATTGCTCCCCCAATTGAACCCAAAGAGCCTGAGACCCCTGATGCAACGCAATCTGGAGCAGGTGCAGACCTAGCCTCCTTTGCACCTGGATTCCGTACTGCTAAAGGTCGCCGTGCTAAAGCAGGTAAAGGCGCTCAAGGCTATGCTTCCATGCAAATTGCTCCTAGCTATGCAGCTGGTGTAGGTTCAAACTACGGTTAAATAAATGACAGCTAAAACAAGATACGATTATCTAACTAAGTATCGTACCCAGTTTCTAGACACAGCTATTCAGTGCTCTGATCTTACACTTCCTACCCTGATTCGTCAGGAAGCTGAGGATAGTCGTACGACACATGCACGGTTGATCACACCATGGCAAAGTGTTGGTGCAAAGGGGGTAGTCACTCTGGCATCTAAGTTGATGCTAGCACTACTACCTCCACAAACCAGCTTCTTTAAGCTACAGATTGATGACTCAAAGATCGGTGTTGATCTACCACCTGAAGCACGTTCGGATCTAGATCTTAGCTTTGCTAAGCTTGAACGATCCGTAATGGAAATCATTGCAGCATCTAGTGATCGCGTTACTGTACACCAAGCTCTTAAGCATTTGGTGGTTGGTGGTAACGCTCTGATCTATATGGGTCCTAAGGGGCTAAAGCTATTTCCATTGAATCGCTATGTTGTAGACCGAGATGGTAACGGTGAGATCTTAGAAATCGTCACTAAAGAACGTATTAGTCGTAAACTTCTACAACCTGTCCTTCAAGACATGGCTCCTGTTAATTCTCCTGGTGAGGATGGAGCTGATAACGAGGAGGATGTAGATGTTTACACACATATTAGGCGAGATAACAATCGCTTTATTTGGCATCAAGAGGTCTTTGATAAGATCATCCCTGCCTCTCAAGGTAAGGCACCATTGGATGCTAACCCCTGGTTAGTCCTTAGGTTCAACGTTGTAGATGGTGAACCATTCGGACGTGGTAGAGTGGAGGAGTTCCTTGGTGATCTCCGTTCACTTGAAGCTCTTATGCAAGCTCTCGTAGAGGGCTCTGCAGTCGCCTCTAAGGTGGTCTTTACTGTATCCCCATCTAGTACTACTAAACCACAGACACTAGCCGCAGCGGGGAACGGAGCCATCGTACAGGGGCGTCCCGATGATATCGGTGTAGTCCAAGTAGGGAAGACTGCTGACTTCCGTACTGCTATGGAGATGGCACAGGTACTTGAACGTAGGATCAGCGAAGCATTCCTTATCCTCAACGTAAGGAACAGTGAACGTACTACTGCAGAAGAAGTACGGATGACTCAGATGGAACTAGAGCAACAACTTGGTGGGCTATTCTCCCTCCTTACTGTAGAGTTTCTGGTACCATACCTGAATCGTAAACTCTCTGTTCTTCAAAAGAATCAAGACATCCCTAAGATCCCTAAAGATCTGGTACGTCCTACTATTGTTGCTGGTATTAATGCACTAGGTAGGGGACAGGATCGAGAATCACTTGGTCAGTTCTTCACAATCATCGCTCAAACACTTGGCCCCGAAGCTATCGGTTCTTACATGAACATTGATGAGGCCATTAAACGTCTTGCTGCTGCTCAAGGTATTGATGTGTTGAACCTTGTTAAGTCTATGCAAGAGGTGCAACAAGAGAAGCAACAGAACTTCCAGCAAGCACAACAGATGGAGATGACTAAGCAGACTGCAGCTTTGGCTAGCACTCCGCTGATGGATCCATCTAAAAACCCAGAAGCAATGAATCAACTTTATGGACAAGCAAACACCAGCCCACCCCCGGAAGTCCAGGAAGCCGCAACCCCAATCCA